GCCATCGCGCCCGCCAGGCCAAGGATCACCAACACGGTGACTCCCACCACACGAGTGATGTTGGGGAACAGCTGAGTCCATCGGGTCAGTGTCGAGGCGATGCCTACCAGCCGATCCATCAGCGGCGTGAGCATGGGAATCAGCGACTGACCGAACGCGATACGCAGCGCCTGCACAGCGGCTCCGAACTGCTGCCACGGGTCGACCATCGCATGGGCCATCTTCTCTGCGCTTTCCAGCCCGCGCACTTTACCCAGCTGGTCCAGCCCGTTCTTGAGCCGATCAGTGTCCTTGGCCAGTGCACCAATCACCTGGGCACCCTCACCGCCAAAAGCATCCATCAGCTTCGCGCTGGCCGACGCGCTGTTCAGGTCACCCAACTTGCCCTGCAGCTTGTCCAGGACATCAAGGATCGGCAGCATCTTGCCCTGTTGGTCGGTCAGCTTTACGCCCAGCTTTTCGGAGCCAGCAGCGGCGTTTTCAAAGAACGCCTTGTAGCGCCCGCCGGCATCGCCGCCTTCCATGGTGCTGCTCAGCGATCCGATCACGGCAAACTGCTCGGCCATGTCGACACCGAAGCTTGTCGCGATCGCACCCACTTCCTTGAATGCATCCTTGAGCTGCGCGCCGTCGGTGCGGAACAGTTTCACCGCGAGCGCCGTTTGGCCGCCCAGCTTCTCAACCCACTGGCTTTTGCCCATGGAGTCAGCGGAAGCCTTGAACAGGTTGTACATAGTGCCGACGTAGACACCCATGGTCTCGGCGTCGGACTTTGTCGCCTTGGCCAGCAGGTTACTTGTGTTGGTAAACGTGGCTAACTGTTCGCCGGCCAGGCCTTTGATCGCACCTGAAATGCTGTACGCGGATGCGGCGAAGGCCTGGGCGTTCTCACCGTAGGCCACGGAAAACTCCAGTGACTTGCGGTTAAGCGCATCCAGGGCATCTTCAGCAACGCCAAGGGAACGAACCTCGCCCAAGGCACGGTTCATCTCCAGCGCTGGCTCCAACGATTCGGTGATAGCCACACCAGCGCCCACCATGCCGGCCAGCCCTGCGCCCATCTTCACGATGTTCTGCTGTCCCTGGTTGGCCAGGTCGGAAAAGCTGGTTTTCACCTTGCCCAATGGGGCAGTGACCTTGTCGGTCAAGCTGAGGATGAAAGCCAAGCGGGCAGCGCGGTCAGCCATGGGTGTCCTATCCGTTCAACGCGAAGGCGATGCCGTTTGCTACGGCAATCTCCATCCGGCGCCAGTGTTCGTCTTCCAGCCACTTGGCAGTGCCCATGTTTTCAATCGTGGGCTCTGCACCAGGTAGCCAGCGGGTGGTCAGGGCAGTGAGCTGGCCTAACCCGTCGTCCTTCAGGCCTTCAGCGTGCCCGAGGACTTTTTTACGATGATTTCAACGTCTGGCGAGTACTCCTCGAGCAGTGCGCCAACCAACTCCATTACGGTTACTGGATTGGCCAGCAGCGGCTTGAGCGAGGCGCGCTGTTCCTGCTGCACGGTGTTCACCAGCAGGTTGTTCGCCGGCGCCACCTTGTTGCTGTTGGTGGTGGAGTTGAAGTACTTGGTCACGTCCTGCGGAGTCAGGCTGAAAACAAAATCGGTACCGGCAATTTCCAGGGTGATGTTGCGATTTACTTCGCTCATGGGGTGTTTTCCGTTGGTTTAAGGAATGAATCAGTTGCCGGCGATCGCATGACCACCTGGCGTATGTAGTCCTGCAGGCCGAGGATCATTTGCTTGCTCAGGGCGAGCTGGCTGCGGAGGGTGAAATAATCTTGTCGAGCGTCTGCTGAGAGCTCGGCGGTGATTGCATCAGCCACGCCGACGGTGCTGGAGGCAGCGGACACGACAGGTCTGCAGGTGGCACGGACTGACAGCCGCTGACGGCCAGCGTCAACATCGCTACGCAGAGCGTCGATTTGTTCTTGAGCAAGGTTCAGTTCCTCGGTGCGCTTAACGTCAATACGGTCACGGGCCGCCAGCATCTCGCCGATGACCCGGGCAGCTTCACGCAGGCCTTGGGCTTCGGATTGGGCGCTGTCACGCTCGCGGCGGGCGGTGTCGCGTTGATCGGCTACCCAATCGAACGTGCACCAGGCCAACAAGCCAGCGAGCACCAGGAGCAATACGAGACGCAGCGGACTGATCGTCATTTGATGCAAAGCCCCGCTTCTGCCCGGCGCCGGTTGTGCAGCCCTGGAACGAACACCTTTTTGCCCTGGGCGTCAGTGACGTAGGACCAGACCGGTGTTTTGCCGTCCGGGGCCCAAGCCATTGCGTTGCAACCCTCAGCCAGCCGGCCCGCATTGATCAGGCCCACGGCTCGACTGGCGCAGGTATTGGCCGTGCCGACGTTGTGCGCGTGGCTGCTCAAAGCATCGAAGGTGTTTTGCCCGATCGCCTGATTGGTCAGGCAGTCAGCCAACTGCAGCTGTCCCTTCTGCACCACTAGGCTTTCCACTTGAGCGCAGCGGGCGTCGGACCAGTAGTCACCGACAATCACCGGCTGCGGGCTGGTGTACCGGGTGATGCCCATGCACACGGTTGGCAAACCACTGGCCAACTGGTCGGCATAGACGGTGTTCTGGCCTGTGCCTTCCCAGGTGCCCAGGAAGGTCATGAGCGTTGCGCTGGCCAGCGCAATAACGCCGGCGGCGATCTTGTTGCGCAGGCTCATAACTTGGTCTTCCAGTCGCGCAGCATCTGCTGGTACTTGGGGACCAGCAGCACAATCTGCATCACCATATAAAGCGCGGTCAGCATGTAGGCCACCGCTGACCAGTCGACAGCCCCAGTCGCACCGGTGGCGGCCACGCCGATTGCCGGGGCAGCCTTTACAAATGCAATCGCGGTGTCCTGAGCGGCCTGATTCGTGCTCATCGGCGAACCCCTTTCTCAAAAATTGACTGGCATGGCACGCAACGCAAGATCCCACCGAGCGCCTGGCGCGCTTTGGGAATCACACCGTCACAGTCCAGGCATTCACTGCGGCTTGCCCCGATCGGACGCGGCTGGGCCAACTGGGCGGCAATCGCTTGGTCACGTTGGCGTTGCTCCGTGGCCTGGGCGCGATCGAACGGGCAAACCATCAGGTCAGACCCTCGATCTCGGCAGCGGCCAGGTACGGCACGCCGTTGATCTTCACGAAGTCAGGGCTGGTGACGTCGTACGGGATCTTGTGCTTGTTCTTCTCGGCGCCCTTGGGGTCGATACTGAGCAAGCTAGACAGGCGCAACTTGCAACCGAAGGCCTCAACGCGAAACTCTGAATCGCCAGCCTTGGCGTAAAACACCACGTCGAAGGGCTCCAACTGCCGGAAACTGCCAGCAGTCTTGGCGGCTTCCATCACCAGGTTGAAGTTGGTGGTGTCCAGCTCAAACTCACCAGCCGCAGCCACGTCACCGTCGACATGCCCGTCGGGCACGCCCCGGGTTTGCGCCACGGCAGTGTTGTCGGTGATGTCCAGGGTGCAGCTCTCGACGTGAACCTGCAGGTCGCCCAGGGTCACGTCAAAGTTCTTACCGCCAATCTTTGCCGCCATGGGTTACTCCGTATCGTCAGTGGAAAGGTCCAGCGCGATGTTCGCGGTCAGGTCTTTCGGGCAGTTGAGGGGGCGCATCTTGATGTAGGCCTCGACAGCGGTTTTGCTCGTCCAGGACAGAACAATGTCGCCATCTTTGGGCTGCTCGATCTCACCCGGGAACACCAGGCCAGCGAAGGTTGTGGACTTCGCCATAGCGCGCAGCGGCGCCATCAGGGCGTTGATGTTCACTGCCATGCTGTTGGGGGTGTTGTTCAGGCGGCGATCGGCTACGCGGCGGATCAGCAACGGGCGGATCCGGCGAGCGGCCTTGTGCACAATGCGAACGTACTCGACCACCTGAAAGTCGCTGGCCGGCGCATCGAGCATGTTGCCGTCGCCCCAATACACGCCTGGGTAGTCCGAGTAGGTTTGGCTGACAGAGAATCGAGCCTTGTCCAGTTCAGATCGCAACGCTGACTGAAGCGGTACGCCTTCGGAATCAGAAGGCACAGGCCCCAAGCCCAGCAGCGCACCGGTAGCCACGCGCAT